TCAAGGAACGATTAGTTTTTGGAGTACTTCTTTTATTCGCGGAACTACTCTGGACAATGCAATCATTATTGTAGACGAATTCCAAAACTTGAACTATCATGAACTTGATAGTATCATTACTCGTGTCGGTGAGAATAGTAAAATCATGTTCTGTGGCGATGCTACTCAAACTGACCTGATCAAAACGAATGAGAGGAATGGTATTATTGACTTTATGAAAGTTCTTCGTATTATGCCTTCAATTGATATTATTGAATTTGGTGTAGATGATATTGTTCGTTCTGGTCTAGTTAAGGAGTATATTCTCGCAAAAATGGAAGTTGGTGTATGATCTTTAATCATTGTAATTTTTTAGGTGACCTTGAACTAGAAAAGAAAGAAACAAATGGCATCCGCTTGTACAATCTTCCTGATGGGCAGTGGGTGCCTTCTATCACATCTGTAACCTCTTTCTACAATCGCCAAATCTTTGTTGAGTGGAGAAAGAGAGTTGGTGAAGAAAAAGCAAACGCAATCACAAGAAAGGCAACAGCAAGGGGAACTGACTTTCACCAAGTCTGTCAGGATTACCTAGAGAATAAAGAACTAAATTGGGATGATTATCAACCCCTGACAAAGTTCATGTATATTCATGCAAAACCTTATCTTGATAAGATAAATAATATTCACGCGATTGAAAGAACTCTCTATTCTGAATACCTTGGACTTGCTGGACGAGTTGATTGTATTGCAGAATACGAAGGAGAGTTAGCAGTCATTGACTTTAAAACTTCGGATAAAATCAAACCAGAAGAATGGATTGAAAACTATTTTGTTCAAGAGACATTCTACGCTGCAGCATATTACGAACTCACTGGTCAGGTTGTTAAAAAACTCATTACACTCATGGTAACTCCTGGTGGTGAAGTCAAAGTATTTGACAAAAGGAACAAAGACGATTATATTAGACTATTAGTTCGTTATATCAAAGAATTTGTACATCACAATACTAGGCCAGATGGAGAATGAATTAGAGAAAGCATTAGAGAATAAGTTCTTTTGTCCATCACGTTTTGCGCAAGAGATTGAGAATCTTGTGCAAGTAAACGTTGAGATGAATTATATTGATGCGATTATCTATTTCTGTGAACAAAACAACATTGACTTAGAATCGGTTCCAAAACTCATCTCAAAACCTTTGAAAGAAAAGATTAAGTATGAGGCAATGGAACTAAACTTTCTTAAAAAAACTTCCCGTGCTAAATTGATTTTTTAATGATGCCATTCGATGCGTTTCGTGAATATCTTGCTCTAAAGAATCACTTTACAAAAGATAGTTACGATTATCATAAGTATTGTGGAAAAAGTAGAGCAACAGTTCAGTCTTTCTACAAACGTAAAGATCGATTCTGGTTTGAAAAAATTTCAAGACAGAAAACAGATCAAGAGGTTGTAGAATTTTTTGTTGCTAACTTTGTTTCTTGCCCCGATCCAGAAACACTTTGGATTGGTGAAATGATGAAAGAGGGAGAAACAAGATATCAAGTATGGCAAAAGAAAATTCAATCGTTGTCCTATATCTTTAAAGAAGAAAGTCAATCTCTATTTGAAGATAACAAATTTGAGGATGTCTTTAAGTGTTCGAATGGACATCCTGTTTTACTTAAAAAGTTTTTAAGTGGTAAAGTATCATTGGAAACAATGGTTCTTTTTGATAAGATCTTTGCATATTCAAAGAACTTTGATAAGAAACTTCAAGACCCGGTGTGGCAAACCGTCAGTCGGCGGATTAGAAAATATAATCCGTTTCTAAATATTGATGTATTTCGTTTTCGTAAAATCTTGAAAGAAATTATTTTGGAGGGTCAATGAGTTTCTTTAGTTCCGAAGTCGTCCGTGCAGAAATGACGGAAATCGCAGAACTTCAAGAACAGATTTATAAAAATGTCTTCAAGTTTCCTTCGATGTCTAAGGAAGAGAAGCTTGAGCATGTTGAGGTTTTGGAAACTCTTTTGGAAAAACAAAAAGTTCTTTATACAAGAATGAGTTTGTCTGATGATCCTGAAGCAAGAGAAATGAAAGAACGTATCATTAACTCTGCTATTATGATGGGTATGCCTCCTGGCACTGACATGAATATCATTTTGAACAATATGTCCAAAATGCTTGATTCGATGAAGCAGCAGATTGACAAAACGGGTTCCGACCTGTAGAATAACGAAGTACACAAAGGCCAAATCCTACTAATACGAGGTACACAAATGTCTTTTAACGACCTTAAAAAGCAATCTTCTCTTGGTTCGCTGACTGCGAAACTGGTAAAGGAAGTAGAGAAGATGAGTACAACTTCTGGTGGCGCAGATGAGCGTCTCTGGAAACCTGAAATGGATAAAACTGGTAACGGTTTCGCAGTTATCCGTTTCCTGCCTGCCCCCGAAGGTGAAGAACTTCCCTGGGCAAAGATGTATTCCCACGCATTCCAAGGTCCTGGTGGTTGGTACATTGAAAACTCTTTGACCACCATTGGACAAAAAGATCCCCTTGGTGAATATAATCGTGAACTGTGGAACAGTGGTATCGAATCCAACAAAGAAACTGTTCGCAAACAAAAGCGTAAACTGTCTTATTACAGCAACATCTACGTCGTAAAAGATCCTGTAAATCCTCATAACGAAGGTAAGGTGTTTCTCTTCAAATATGGTAAGAAGATCTTCGATAAAATCATGGAAGCAATGCAACCTGAATTTGAAGATGAGACTCCTATCAATCCCTTTGACTTCTGGCAGGGTGCTAATTTCAAACTCAAGATCGTAAAGAAAGATGGGTATTGGAACTATGACAAGTCAGAATTTGGTTCAGTTGAACCACTACTGGATGATGATGATGCTCTGGAAGCCCTCTGGAAGAAAGAGTATTCGCTGACCGCAATCACTGCTCCAGATCAATTCAAGTCCTATGAAGAACTTGAGCGTCGCATGAACATGGTTCTGGGTCTTAAGAACTCTACTCCTGCTCGTTCTCGTGCAGTGGTTGAGCAAGAAGATGAACTTGAAGAGTTTACTCAAACTCCTACCGTTCAAGATCGTGTGGTGGAAGAACTGGAACAGTCCTATGCTCGTTCCAAGTCTCCTTCACTTCCTACAATCAGTTCTGTTGATGAGGATGAAGACGATGCTCTCTCTTACTTCCAGCGTCTTGCTGAAGATTGATTAAGAATAGAGTCTAATATTATCAGCTCTCTTGAGGGTTCCAGTCTTATATTGACTGGAACCCTCTTTATATGTCATCAGTTCTTCCATATCATCAAGAACAATATTTAAGTATCTTTGTTTGAGTACGAATATATTTCTCTTTGCATCTTCAAGTTTTTCTTCATACTCGTAGTTAGTAACTGGTATTGTTACATTTGAGAGAGTAACTTGAGAATTTCTAAATGCATCATAGTAAGATGAACCAGAAGCATAGTTCTGAGGAACTTCTAGTCCTGCAGGAATGATTACAACTCCTTGACTATTTTTAATCTCTACAGTTTCGTAGTGATGTATTCCATTATAAATTTTCGCATATATTTCTTCTTCCGTATTTAAACCGACTCCGTATTTTTCTCTTAGATAAGTATCAAAAGATACCTGTGTCATTGGCCACTCTGATTGAATATTAATAATATTATTTGAGAGCAGAATTACCCAATCTAAAGATGAATCATTGTAGATTTCAAAGGCAACGTTGTCTGGACGATCATCTCCAGTAATTTTATATTTTTCAAAGAAAGATACTTCTTGAAATATGTCAGGACGAAGTGCTCCTTTTTTGAATAAATTTTTTACTTCAATATAATCACTAATTTTAGCATCTGGTAATCTGCTAACATATTCAAAAGATGGTAGTTGTCTAAAGTATGGAGTTGCCATTTTAGTATCCTATTACTGTATCTTTGTCTTGGTCTAGTTTTGAATAATCATCATTAAAGATTGGCTCAAGTTCTTGGAATTGCATTGATATTTCATATGATGTCATTAATCCATCAGCAAATGTCATATAGTTTCCTTCTGGCGTGTAGTTCACTGTAAAGGACTGTAGAGCACACTCTTTTATTAAATTGATATATGGATGATCTTTAGTTCTGTGTAGGTATTGTATTTTAAATGTATGTGGTGCTTTGAGGAATAGTTGCGACTCCGATCTCTGTGCTGCCATTCCTTGTTTGAAAAATCTTATTATTTGTCTAATCTGTTCTCTATCTGCTACACTTCTTGCAGATAATTTAAAGGTGAAACTAAAAGGTCTCAATGAAGGTGCAGAAAATAATAATTCCATATTTGGATTTTGAATTGCTCCTTGAGTTCTTGAAAGAATATTTGTTTGTCCAATTGCTTGTTCGGTAAAATATGCGGCAAGTCCTTTTTTTATTTCTCCGGATGATTCTTGCGCTTGTCCTATTTGCCTTTCTGCAGTTGATGCTCCAGATTCTGCCCCACCAGTTATTATTGAGTTTGCTAAGTCTGCTAATGCCTTTGCTCCAGATGGTAGAGAATCGCTCCCCCAAGTTACTGCATTAGTGTCTGTAATTCCCCCTGGTATAGGTAAAAAAACATTTCCTATTGTTCTTGATGTGAAATTACTTCTTTCTCCAAAACTACCTAATCCTTGGTTTGCTGATTCATTTAAACTTCTTGGTTCATACTTTAGCATATTAAATTTAATTACATCTTGGTGTTCTATTTGTAGATTTGATGGGTATGTTAATTTTTCTGGAAATTTAAATCTTGATTTAGTTTCTGCTGTTTTTATGTCTTCTCTTACTGCTGCTTGTGCTTGTTGTGCTTCTGTTCCCGCATTATTTTTGGCACTTGTTGCTAGTTGTTTTTGATCTTCTGCAGATAATGGTTGGGGAGCATTCTTTGCAGAAGATGTAATAGCATTTTGCGTATCCGTTCTCAATGCACCTTGCTTCAAGGATTTTTGAGCGTCAGCACCAAAAATAGGTTTTCCATCTACACCATTCTTAAAAGTCCAATTGGCACCACCGTCTGTTGTTTCTGCTGCTTGAACGAAGTTTTTTACTCCAGGAACAGTGGAATTATTATATGCAATAAAAGATTTTGCTGAACCCTGTATTAGTTTTCCATTATCATCAACTTGATATTGAGTTTGTACATAATACTCTAGGGGGGTTCCTGAAGTTCCTACTTTTGTTATTGCTGGTTTACTTTCTACTAGTACAGTTTTTGCCATCAAAACTCCCTCCAATTTTTTACAGGAGTAATCATCTCAATTTTTTGTAGAGTATGAGACATTTATGAGGGGGGTTTTTATTTATTTAGACGTATTTTTCTATAAGGTATGGATAGCATCTCGTCTAGTTCTTCATATTTTACGACATGAAGTTTACCTACAACTTCTTCCCATGTATATTGTCTACCCTCTCTCCAGTGAAAATTAATTCCTTTGAATCCCCACCTTTCTAAGGACGTACAAGCAATCAAAGGATGTTGATCATATTCAATGTCTGGTGTTTTTGGATTATAAACAAAGGTATAAAATTTTCCTGGTTCTGGATATAACACTTCTTCCCTCAATACATCCATAATAATTAGCATCAGGTCTTCTGGATCATATGTACCAGCAGCATCAATTCTTTTTTTTAGTTCTCTCATTCTTGGAGGAACGCTGGCATATTGACCAAAACCTTCTGCCATTACTTGATTCCTAATTCTTGTTCTGTGATAATCTTAAATCCAATCATATTGTCCTTACAAAACTCTTGAGCAGCACGCCACTTTGCTTGATTAGTTGCGTATGTGTATACTTCGTGAAGATAAGATTTGGTGGTTCTTGATCTTGGTTTTGGCTCAATAGTTTGTTTCTTTGGTTTGATCTCGACAATATACTTTTTAATATCTCCAGAGTGTTCTCTAACTTTAATAATAAAATCTGGAAAGTAATTTCTTACCTTTTGTTTTACGGGGTCGTAGTATTTGATGCGAATCTCTTCACTACCCCAAGCAATGATGTTTTCATTCAGATCGCACCAATGACAGAAACGCCTTTCCCAACTGCTTCTGCATATGATATTGTTGGGATCACCAATGTATTTTTGTGGATATGTGGGTTTGTATTTGCTCTTGATGCTTTCTGCCATTATCCTTACTACATAATATATACGGTCAAAAAGTATTTATAGATGGCAGTTCCACAGCCAGCAGCAAGAAGCGTATCACAAATAAAAAGTTCCTTGCTTAAACCAGCATTAACATCTCACTATGAGTTATACCTTACCATGCCAAATGGTAATGCTGGTGATTTCGGTAAGATAATGGCAAAAAATGGTGTCAATTTTTCTACAGAACAATCTAACCTACAACTTGCGTGTAGTGAAGCAACGTTGCCTGGTTCAAGTTTAGCAACTCTTGAAATTAATAATGATTATACTGGTGTCACTGAAAGACACGCATACCGTAGAATTTATGATGATAGAATTGACTTAACTTTTTATGTTGATACCAAATATACTGTAATCAAATTCTTTGAAACCTGGATTAAGTACATTATGAATGAAAGTATTAGTGGAAGTCCATCTGGTGCAGTTGGCCTTCAACTACCAAACTTCTTCTATAGTGTTAGGTATCCAGAAGAATATCAAACAAATTTCTCTATTGTTAAATTTGAGAAAGATTATCAATCTAGATTAACATACACTTTTTTAAAGGCATATCCTATTAGCATATCTTCTATGCCAATATCTTATGATTCATCTTCTTTACTGAAGTGTACTGTTTCTTTTACTTATTCTAGATACTACGTTGAAGAACTTGATGGTTCTGCTCCACCACCAGACGTACAGAATACTCAATCATCTCTTAATAATCCATTGGAGCAAGCAGGATTTAATGTTGCCGCATATCAAACCTTTACTAGTCCTCAGTTTGGTGTGGATACAACTGGAGGATTATCAGTTCAAAATGCATTATCCTCTGGCAATTCTCTTCAGGTTTATGAGGGTGAAGAAATAGTTAATGCTATTAATTCAAACCAAAGGCAAGTTGAGTCTGGACTTCCTTACGTCGGTAGAAATGTTGGACCAATATCTCCTTTTAGTGGGGTATAAAAAAAGAGGGTCTTAAAGACCCTCAGTTTGGAGTTGGAAGTTCTACTTTTGCGTTTTGAAGAACTGCAAATAGAACAGTGCTTCCCCCAACAACTAAAAATGGTATTAGGAGCAATGAGATGATAAGAGTTTTCATTGCTCTTTTTTAATACCCTGAGACAGACCAATAGCACTTACTACGCCAGTGAGTCCATAAATTCCTCCCCACAAACCCAACCACAGAGAGTTGTTGCGGTGGATTTGAGAAACTTCTGGAGCAACTTTGTGGTACTTATATGCTGCATCATACTCTTGAACATACCAGACAAAGCAAGCACCAGTTGCTGCAGTTGTTACGGTGAGGGCAGATGCAAGATAGAAGTTGAGAAGTCCTTTCATCGGTTTGTTTGAACTGTAGTTATCATAGCACGGATTTGTGGGTCGTTTGGGGTTGAGTGGACACTTCCCCATCTGTCCATCCCCCATAAATAATCACACCTGAAGTTCTATAGGATATTATGCCTTTACCTAAGATTTCTACACCAACTTATGAACTTGAATTGCCTTCAACTGGAGAGACTATTCAATATAGACCGTTTCTTGTTAAAGAAGAAAAGTTGCTTGTAATTGCTTTAGAGAGTGAAGATACGAAGCAAATTACAACAGCAATTAAAACAGTTATCAAAAGTTGTATCCTTACAAAAAATATTAAAGTAGAATCTCTTCCTACTTTTGACATTGAATATTTGTTTTTAAATATTCGTGGTAAGTCTGTTGGAGAAGAACTTGAAGTTAATATTATTTGCCCTGATGATGGCGAAACTCAAGTTCCAGTAAAAATTAATTTGGATGATATTAAAGTCCAAAAAAATGATGAGCATTCAAACAGAATCAAACTTGATGATTCTATTATGATGGAAATGAAGTATCCTTCTTTGGACCAATTTATCAAGAGTAATTTTGATTTTGGTAATAAGAATGCAATGGATCAATCTTTTGAATTGATTGCATCTTGCATTGATAAAATCTTTACTGAAGAAGAAGTTTGGACTGCCGCAGATGTGACTAAAAAAGAAATGGCAGACTTTTTAGAATCAATGAACTCATCTCAGTTCAAAGATATTGAGAGGTTCTTTGAGACAATGCCAAAACTTTCTCATACAATTAAGGTGACGAATCCAGTAACTGAAGTTGAAAGTGAAGTGGTGTTAGAAGGGTTAGCAAGTTTTTTCGCATAAGTATGGTCCATATGGACCTTGAGAATTACTTTAAACTTAATTTTTCATTAATGCAGTACCATAAATATTCATTATGGGAAATTGAAAATATGATTCCTTGGGAGAGGGACATATACGTTGCATTATTACAACAGCATCTTGAAGAAGAAGAGTTAAAACAAAAACAGCAGATGACCAATGCCCATTTCTAATCCAAAAGAGGAAATTGACAGTAGGATACTGAGGCTCATTGGGCTTGAGGATGTTTTTGATCTTGATTATGAAACTTATTTGACTCTTCTTAAAGAGGCAATGGTCAAAAGTAGGATGACCAAAAAAACAATTCCTACTGAAGAAGTTATGCTCTTAACTGATGAATTTAAAAGAGTTAAGAGCAAAAAAGATAATGGAAGGTTTGAGGTTAAGAAAAAGAAAATAACTGCTAAATCTTTTGCAGTAGGTGGAATAAAGGGACAAATTGCGGGGAAGGCAACTAAGGCTCTACCTGGAACTGCTATTAGTGCTTCTCCATTATCTAGAGGTTTAGAGGATAGTATATCTACAATAACTTCTGCTGTTGTTTCTATAGCGGAAACTTTAAAACAGCAAAGGAAGATAAGTGATGATGCTTCTTCTTATGGTAAGAGAAAAGCAGAGCAAGAGAAGAGAGGACTTGCTGAGAGTAAGTTAGAAAAAAGATTTGAAGGTCTAAAGAAAGCAGCAGAAAAAATAATAGCACCTGTAAAATCTTTGCTTGATAGAATCATTCAATTCTTTACCACTGTTATAATGGGAAGAATTGTATATAAACTTGTAGAGTGGTTAGGTGATCCTAGTAATGCAAGTAAGGTAAAATCAATTATTCGTTTTGTTAAAGATTGGTGGCCTGCTTTACTTGGATCCTATATTTTATTTGGAACAAGTTTTGGTAAATTAATTAGAGGAACAATAGGTCTTGTCGGTAGGTTTATATTCCAGATTGGAAAGGTTGCAATACCACAGTTACTTAAATTTATAAAGAGTCCTGCTGGTATAGGACTAGGACTTTTTACTGCTGGGGCAACAATTCCCGCAATGTTCCCTGGAACTGTCAATCAACAAGAAAGGCAAACATCAAAACAATCTGGAAGTGCAGAAGATAAAATAAAATCTCTTCAACAACAAAAAGCAAGTTTAAATTTATTTGAAAAACTTCAAGGTAAAGGATCTGAAATTGATGAGCAAATTTCTTATTTGCAGACTGGCAAAACTAAATCATATGGATTTAGTGGTGGTGGACTGGCAAGTGGATTTGTAAGTGGCGAAAAGGGAGTTGATAAAGTTCCTGCAATGCTTAGCGATGGTGAATTTGTTATGTCCCGTGGTGCTGTTGCCAAGTATGGAGTTGATACTCTCGAAGCAATGAATGCCGCTGGAGGTGGAACCAACAAACCAAAGGTTATGAGTGGAACCACTTATGCTGCTGGTGGTGGTATGATTGGTAAAGATAGAACTTTTGGGTATCGAGATTCTAATGCAAATTTACCTTTTACTAAGGATCCTTTAAGTGCAATTAATAGATTTATTAAATTTAAATTTGGCGCTGATTTGAGTAGACAATCTACTTGGGGTCCTCCATCTTCTACTCCATCTACTTCTTTTTCTGGGAAAACTTCTACTGGATCTTTATTGACTGATCCTGTTGGTGCGGTGGCTAGAATTGTTAATAGTATGGGAATAAGAACACCAGATATTCCTGCAGCAAAATCTAAAACACGGGGATCTAAACTAGGTGGACAAAAAAATATGTTCCAGGAAATTGCTGAAAAATTGAAAGGACCTGGAGCTTCTACTTATAGAGATGCTGGTTCAACATATGCCAAACAAATGCTAGGTGGGTTTGGTGGACCTATCAGTGAGAGAGATTTGTCTGGAGAATCTCAAGCAGAATTGCAAAAAGCAATTCAAAGAGCTAAGAAAAGAACAGCACAGCAAATTAGAATAGAGCAACAAAAATTAAATACTTTACTCAAAAATCCACCAAAACCTGGACAAGACAGGACTGAGTGGAATAATGCAGTTAATACTCAAAGAAGTTTTCTTAAGAAATTTAAAGAGGGTGGAATACGAGTTCAGTATGCTGATTATGCAGAAAATGGTAAGATGAGTAAGTCTGCTGAAAATGCCAAGAATATTCTTGGACAATTTTGGGCATATGGAAGAGATAAAAAAATGGGTGGTGGATATCGTATTGAAGATAAGTATGATTTTGATAAAATGAAAGATCCTATGAAAGTTTTGTTTGGCAAAGATAAAACTGTTCAACAGAGACTTCAAGCTTTGCATCAAATGAATCCACTTAAAGGAAAGGGTGATGTTGATATGATTCTTGGTGGCAAAAGAACTGCTGCAGAATCTTGGGGACTCTCTGCAAGTAAAACATTACTTGGTGGATTGTTGGGTATGTCTGGTAAACCCCAAGAAACTCAAAAGAAAAATATTGGTCCGGTGACAATGTATAAACCCAATGATCCAAGAAGAAAACAATCTGGACCATATCAATCAAGGTTTGCTCGTCCTAAAAACGCAGGAGTTCGTCCAGTAAAACCTCCATCAAAACCATCAGTAATATACACATATCCACAATCTAAAAATAAACCTTCCTCAATCTATAATCGTCCAGCTTCCTCACGTCCACCTAGTTTCAATGCGTCTACTAAAGGAAGTAGACCCAAAATCAACATATTTGGAATTCACATTTAAGTAAATGGCAATCAACACTCAAAAGTTTTTGCCTTCTTCTAAAGGCGGATCATTAGCAAAAATCAACAAGACTCTTATTAAGAGTTCTTCTTCTGTTGCCTTGAGTGATAAGTCCATAAAAAATATTGGTATTATTAAAATTAAAGTAATTGAGATTGATAGTATCTTAAAAGGAACTTTAGCTGCTGAAAAGAAAAAACTAAATGAATCTAAGAGGCAAGATAGTTCCAAGAGAAGAGAAAAGATAGAGGAAAAATTAGAGACAAAACCAAAAGCAGAAGGTGACAAAATAAAAACACCAAGTCTCCCAAGAATGGGATTCTTGGACTGGGTAAAGAATTTTATTGGCAATATTATTCTTGGTTATTTTGCAGTTAGATTAGTAGATCATTTGCCAAAAATAATTCCCATTGTTAAATTTTTGGGAAAAGCAACTGATTTTGTAATTGGTGTTGGTGGAAAACTTCTAGATGGTTTGGTTACCTTTATTGACTGGGGATATAAGGCATATGATGCCACTCGTGGATTTGTAAAAAATCTTTTTGGTAATGATGGAGTAAAACAGTTTGAACAACTTTCTGGTCTCCTAAATCAGTTCTTAAATCTAGCATTGATTGCTGGAATGGTTGCTGCTGGATCCGGTGGGGGTCGTGGTGGAAAGGGAGGTGCTTCTTCTGGAGTAAGACCTAGACCTGGGCAAGGCGGAAGACCTAGGGTAACAACGAGTGGTGGTGGTCGTGCTGGTGGTATTGACATTAGAAATCCACTAAGACAAAGACCTAAGGTAACTACTGGTCGTGGTGGTAATAAAGCACTCCTTTCTTCAGTAAGACCTTTCCTAAAAAGAATTCCACTACCTGTTGTTGGTGCACTAGTTGATTTTGGATTGTCCGTTGCGCTTGGAGAAAATCCAGGAAGAGCAGCGTTTAGAGCAATTGGTGCTGGACTTCTTGGTGCTGTAGGTGCTGCTGCTGGAACAGTTGTGCCTGTTGCTGGAAACTTTATTGGTGGATTACTTGGTGGTGTTGCTGGAGATGCCATTGGTGGTGTCCTTTACGATTTCTTTTTTGGTAGTGGAATGCCATCTGGAAAAGGAAAGACTGTTAAGAAAGCTGGTGGTGGTGTAACGAGAGGTGGAAGACCTCAACGTGGAGTAAAAAGAACAATATCTAAGAAAGGTAGATATAGAAGAAGATTGGCACCACAAAAACCTGGCGATGTAGAAGCAAATTCTCCTGGTGCAGATGTTGGGGGAGAAGAAAAGTTATTTGGATTATTTCCAAATCCACTTAAGTTTTTGCAAGCAGCAACTGATGTTATGAATCCCTTTAAAGTGATTCAAAAGGCAGGGCAAAATCTTGGTGATAGTGATTACTTTGGTCCAATACTTGCAATCACTTCTAAGATTCTGTTGGGTCAAAAACCAACTCAACAAGATTATAAGAATGTTGGGCTTGGTATTAATATGTTAGTTGCGAAAGGAATAGATGATGGAAAATTAAAGGGAGGACTTGCTGCCTTCGCTGAGGGTGGATTTGTTGACCCCAAAACATTAGATGCGATTTCTCAAGGTGGCGATATTAGTGATTGGGTAGCAAAGTCTTTTAAGGATGCAACTGAGAGTAATGCGCAAAAGACTTTAAGAGAAATACAAGAAAATTTGAAATTGAGAAAGGAAGGTGCTGGACCAGATAAAAGTGATCCAACAGAACAAATAGATGAGGGTCCTTTTGAGGGTGGTTCTGGTGGACAATGGGGACCATTATTGGATTTGATTGCCGGAAAAGAATCTGGTGGAAACTATGAGGCAATGTATCCAAGCACAGTATTGAAAGGTGCTACTAAGATGACTATCGCAGAGGTTGCAAGAAGAGCAACTGGTGCTGTAGGTAAATATCAACAATTGCCACAATATCTTGTCAGTAGAGCAAAGGCAGCAGGTCTTAATCCAGATAAAGATTTGTATAGTCCAGAAAATCAAGATTTGATTATTACTAAAGTCAATATTGAAGGAAATCGTGGTGGACGTAGATGGTTGAGGGGTGAAATTAGTGATGAGCAATTTATGCAAGGATTGTCGCAGGAATTTGCATCTCTTCCAAATGCGCAAGGAAAGTTTCATTATCCTGGACAAAGGAGTTCTATGACGGCAGATAAAGTTAAGTCTGCCTTGTCTGCTGTTAAAAAAGGTGGATATACTGCACGTTCATCGGGAAGTAGAGGTGGTTATGTTGGGGAACGAGGTAGTTTAGGTGGTGCTGTTGCGGAGTATATAACTGGAGATCCAAACACACCATTTGGAAGGTTTGATAGAAGTGGTCATGGATTGCCATCAAATTATCACGATCATATTGCGTTTAGAGATAGAAATACTGCAGTTAGAGCATATAAATTTTTCCAATCTAAAGGAATACAAGTTACAGAATTCCAGGGATTTGATAGAGTTGGTGGTCACGCTCCTGGATCTTATCATTATTCTGGACTTGCCTTTGATGTCCCTGGAGCACAATGGGGTGGTTCTGGCGCTATTGGTGCAAGAGATTATGCAGGATCTGCTAAAGTTAGAAAAACTTTAAAAGAATTCCTTGGAGGTAGTATTGCGAAATTTGAGAAGGGTGGAATGACACTAGGGCGTCCACATTTGGCATTGGTTGGTGAGAAAGGAAAAGAGTTTGTTATTGATGCCGACTCTACCGCTGCTATTGAACAAACTTTCCCTGGATTTTTGGGAGCATTGAACACTGCAAAATATGAACAAGCTATAAATGTATTACGCAACTTTGCTTCTTACGAGTCTGGTTCTGATCAAGTTGTGGTAATTGCTGATATGCCTATGAGTGCTCAATCTCAAGGTTATGATGAACCCGCTTCCGTTGGTTCTGCATATTTTGGTGGAGAGGAAACAGACCCATTTGAATCTTTATATCAGGGTGGGTAAATAGAGATAAGAGGTAATAAACAATGGCAAATCCAATAACAACTAAAAGCGCAGAATCATCTTACATAGAAAAATTTGATATAGTGTCTAATGCGAGTCAAGGAAAAACAGTTAGTGTTGTAAATGGTGCTGTCCGCTTAATGTATTATGAAAGTATTCTTCAAGATACCGTAAGAATAACATATACATTTGCTGATACTGGAAACACCATTGACAATAAAACTGCTATTGAAGGATTGCCAATAGTTGGTCAAGAGAAAGTTACTGTAAAATTTAAGGATAATAATGAATTCACATTAAACCTGACAATGTATGTGAATAAAGTTACTCCTTTGGCAGATGATACAACCAAGTCTATGATTCAGTTGGAACTTGTATCTAAGGAGTTTATTTTGAATGAAAAGATTAGACTTAATGAACGATTTGATGGAAAGATATCCGATCATATTACAAAGATTTTAACTGCACCAAATTATCTTGCAACTAAAAAGAAAGTTGATGTTGAAGAAACATCGAATAATTATAACTTTATTGGTAATAATAGGAAACCATACTATGCAATGAACTGGTTGTCTAAGAAATCAGTTCCTAATTTTAAAGAAGCGAAAGGTAATACTGCTGGATATTTTTTCTTTGAAACTGCAGAGGGATTTAAATTTAAATCAATTGATTCTTTGCTGAGTCAAGAAAAGAAAAAATCAATAATTTATAATCAAACTCCAGATTCTAGAGGAGACAATATTCCTGCGGGATATGATTCTAAAGCTCTTGAGTATTCAAAGGACAATCGTGTTGATGTTCAAGAGAAACTTAAAATGGGTGCATACTCAACAAGGACGGTTTTGTTTGACCCCTTTACTTGTTATTATGAAGTAGTTGTTCCAAATGCAAAGGAAATTGAAAAGAAAGATGGTATTAAGAAATTGGGTAAAGAACTCCCAACTCTAAATCCAGAGTTTAATCGTACTGAAGCTAATAAAGATTTCTCAAGAACAACTTATTATCTTCTTGACAAAGGGACTCTACCCTCTGGAGATACTCCACAACAACAGATTGAAAAATCAAAAACTGAAAATTTTGAATATAAAAATATTTTGAATCAAGCGATTATGAGATATAATCAGTTGTATTCTATAAAAACTACGATTACTATACCTGGAGATTTTTCTCTGCACGCAGGAGATGTTGTTTTTGTTGATGCTCCAGAACTTGCAACTGAAACAAAAAATGTCAGTAAGCAAAATGGTGGTCTATATATTATAGCAGATTTATGCCACTATATTTCTCCAAAAGAAACTTACACCAAATTAAATTTAGTAAGAGATTCTTTCGGTAGAATTGGAAATCACACCTCCGGCAAGATACCATTATGACGGACAGAACTCTTCAGCAACATATTAATGATGACCGCGATGAACTTGACAATCCAACTACAAGTGGACAACGTAGACGCCACTTACAGGATGAGTTGGGAAGTTTAGAGCAATATCAAATCAATCATCCTGATGATGACCACGATCCTACTCCATTAGAATTGTATTGTGATGAACATCCAAATGCTCTTGAGTGTAGAATGTATGATGATTGATAACTAATGGAAGGCGGATCCTTATTTAATCCAGGGTTTCTTGGGTCACATTTTAATTGGTGGGTAGGACAGATTGCCAGCGATTCAACCTGGCGAGATAATATTCTATCGGGAAAATTTGAAAGTAAAGATCAGAATCCTGGTTGGGGATATCGCTATAAAGTTCGTATTATAGGATTACATGACCAAGGGGAGACGGAAATATCCTCCGATAAACTTCCTTGGGCTCAGGTAATGTATCCTGTGACTGGTGGTGGTGGACAGGCAAATGCTGCCGCCACTGCAAACCTAAGACAAGGAATGATGGTCTTTGGGTTTTTTCTTGATGGGCAGGAGCAACAAGTTCCTGTCATTATGGGAGTTCTTGGAAACAACATACAGACTCCCTTAGCAACAACTATTAAAGATAACCGAGTTACAAATAATCAACCAGGGAGTCTTGCGACAAGTGGAGTTGCGACTCCTGCAGATGGGAACAAAGATCCAAATATAAAGGTTCCCGATCGCGGCATTGAAATTAATAAACCAAAGTCTCCAGAGCAGTCTGCGGAATGTGCTCCTGCTCCTCCTGGAGTTTCTGTAAATCAATTTGGTTTAAGATCTGATAAACCACTTTCCAAACTTCAATTTAGAGATCAACAAAGTGCTCTTGCTGAAGCTGATGCTAGAGGATTAACTGGAACTGCACGAAGCGAATTCGTTCAAAAAGCAGTTGCTGCAGGCATTAAAGCAAGATGTGAAGAAGCAAGTTCGCCAACTTCTCCTTCACAACCTGGTGCAACAATTGAAAGTGTTGATGGTGTACATAAGGTAACTAAAGCTTGTATAGTTTCAAATGAATATTATCACAAGAAAACTGCACTAATGTCTCCGTGCGATAAGGTTAAGTCCGCACTAAAAGCAATTCAAACAGAACTTGATAATCTAACAAAAGACATTGATAAAGTTTTGAATGCTGCACAATCATATGTTGATGCAGTTTCAAATTTGGTTGGATCAATTGAAAGTTTGATATCTAGATTTGCATGTATCCTTGCAAAATATATGAAAATCGTTTTTGATAAGATTATGGAATATGTGCTTAAACAAATTAATAAGGGACTTGCACCTACTGTGGAGCAACTACCTCCCAATATGAGATATATGTATTTTGATATTAAAGAGAGTATTACAGAATTAATTACGTGTCTTTATAGTAAAATTTCAAATAATCTTTGTGCTTTGATAGAAGGTCTTTTAAATAAAAAAATTAAAAGAGAACTTCCTCCGAAGGATGGAAACGCCAAAGCACCAAGACCTCCTATTTGTTCAGTCGAAGAGTTTACTGGAGAATTAATATCGTTAAATATGAATGATATGAATACTACGGTAAATAGTATTTTAGATAACGTAAATAAATTTTTAAGTGATATTCAAAATACTCTTGGGACTGTTTCTGGTGGAATTGGAAGTGTAAAAGATTTAATAGGTGGTATCAGCGGAAGTATTACTTCTGCATTAAGTTTTGAAAATATTAAACTTAATATATTTGGATGCGATTTAAAGCCAAATTGTGCTGCATCAGATTACTATACGATTCATAGTGGTAGTGGTGCTGCTGAGGATCCACAACAACCAAGACCTGCACAAGTCGATAAGGCATCTCAACAAACTACCACGCCACCACAAACCACCGAAACTCCATTTGCACAACCAAGTCAAAATCAAAGTGATATAATTACTGATGTAACTAAAGGATCTCAATTTATTAATCAAACTGCTCAGTTCATAGGATCAATATAATAACAATGTCTTTTAATTTATTTGGTTCAGCATCACAAGACGACATAAGAGTTGGATACATTGATCCTTCTCTTGGATATGTTGATGGTGTTTCTGTATGTGAAGCAAATAACTATGCTAAAAATAATCCAGGAACAACGTTTATTTTTAGGGATGGTGATAACAACATTAGATATTTGAATATTAATGAAGTTAATACGCTAACTCCAAATGATTTATCTGCAAAAGACAATAAGTGTGGAGGTATCCAAGAATATAAGGAGTGTGGTCCACCAAGAATTCAATTTTTTGGTGGTGGTGGAATTGGTGCAGTAGGTAATCCAGTTATCGGTAGAGATGGTTCTCTACTTGCAGTTGATGTTGTAAGCGGTGGGCACGGATATCAATATGCACCAATTGTTGCAGCAAAGGATGATTGTGAATTTGGAAATGGTGCTGTTCTAACTGCCGTACTTGGAGAAACTGCGGATGAAACTGAAGTATTTGAAGGTGAGGAAGACTTTGAAGAATATGAAATTTGTGAAGATACTGACGTTGGATATGGTATAAGATATGGTGCCAATGGAGAAGAACTAGGTCCTTGGGAACCACAAACATATACAAGAGTTGGTGCTGACCCAATTCAAAGAGAAATTGAGATATTCCAAAAAGCATTAAAGAAACCTTTTTGGACCACAAGAGAGAAGCAACCCGATAGAGTTACCGCTCCCGATAAATCATATGCAACGCAAGATACCACTCCAGTAACTTTCCCCGACTGGGGAGAGTTTATGAATCAATATGCAGTATCTCCCGTTAGACCATCTGATGTTACTGGAAGTGATGAGGCTGGAAAAGTTTTTTCAATGGAGTGGGAATTGAACTTCCCTATCAGTGGAGAGTATATTTTTAGGGGTGTGTGTGATAATACTGCACAAGTTTATGTTGATAATAGTCTTATTGGAAATTTAAAAGATTTTAAAGAAAATCCATCACCTCTACAAAAAACAATACAAGAGGGTAATCATATTATAAAAGTTGATTTATTGAATGTTCCAGTAACTGAGAAGGTAAACACTCCAGTTTCTAAACCAAGCACAGTTGACGTTACTTTCACAATAACTGGAGACGGAAGAAATACTGATAAGATGAAATTCTCTTTTGTCAGTGATGATTATTCATTTACATTAAAGGGAAATACTAAAAGTGGACAAAGCAGAAAAGAAACTATTAAGATAAATCCAAACAGCAAGTTTAAAATATCAGCTTCATCTACAAAGTCTGGTGGTGTTGAGCAAGGTATAGTTAAAAATGGCACAAAAAATAGAGAAGGTGCAACTGGCGACTCTGATAGAATTTTTGCAGACCATATACAATCTGACAATGATAATGATGATATTCAAATCACATCAAACATTGGATCCTTCAAGGCAACTAATAAAAGAGAAACACCAGATGGAAGAAGTACATTTGATTTAGTTTTTGAAGTTGGAGACACTTCGGCAACTTCAACAGTTACTGAAATAATCTCTTCAAAATCCTGGTATCAAAATCCTATGGGAGTATCGATGATTATTGATGCTCCACTTCCACCTGTTCCCCAAGAACAACCTCCCGTCCAAACTGGAAGATGCCCACCCAATCCAATTTGGACTACAAGATTTCCTGGTTCTGATCAAACTTGGTATCCTGTAAGAAACAAGGGATGGGCAAACTTTTTTAATCGTTATGCTATATCTCCCGTTCTTCCGCTAGATACTCCTGGAAGTGATGGTAGTGGAGTTATTCATAGAAATTCTTGGAAATTGGATGTTCCTTATAGGGGATTCTACAAATTCCAAGTTCAAAGGGATAACACTGCTAGAATTTATGTTGATGGAAAAATAGCTTTTGATGTAACTACTTCGGGTGATCAGAAGTGGGTTAAAGAAGGATTGGTTGATAGAGTCAAATCTCAAAAAGTATTTTTGGAAAAAGGTCTTCATACCATTTCAATTGAACTAGAGAATACTCCACAAGAAACCAGTTCTGTAATTGATACAAAAATTTTTAGTACTCAAGATTGGAGATCTCCTTCTACTCAACAACCTTCTGCCAATTTAAAACCAAAATTTATTCAACAAGGTGCAAGTTTTTATCTTCAAGTTGATGGATCTGGTTCCGGAGAGATTACATTCTCAATGGACGTAGATGATAATCCTTCTACTGCTGGAATGGCAGCAAAAGAGGTGGTTATTCCTGCAGATGATGGTAGCGTAAGATTGAAAAGAGATCCTAGTAAACAAAATGATAGTGATAAAGGATCTGGGAAGTTTACTGGAGGCAAAAAGTATGGTCCAATTCAAATTATAGGTGCTGGGCCAGCTTCAAGAGGACCTATTTTGAATGGACAAAATACTCTTGGTATTAGAGATGCTGATGGAGACGACCAGAACATTAAGATTACTATTGGAAATGTAAAAGGATCGTCTTCTCCAGCACCAAAAACTTCGCAGAGTGTAACGAAGAATGGCGTAAGTTATTCTGGGCCCTCTTTGTTTGGTTATGTGGATAAGAGGTGGAGTAAATACATGAATGAATTTTCAGTTTCTCCTCAAGTCTCTGAAAACATTGGTAAATTTACTCTAACTTGGTCAAATGTCGATTTTCCTTATGCGGGAACTTATAAATTTAATTTCCAATCAGACAATAGTGCAGTTCTAAAGGTTGGTGGAAGAGAAATATTTAAAACAACTGATTTTGTTGGAGAGAAAATTCAATATACTTTTAATGCCACACCCGGAAAGTATGATATTGTAATTGAATTGGAGAATTTTAAGACAGAAAAAGGTGGAAAAGATGAATCTGTATTTACAACTAACCCAATGGGTGTCGCTCTTTTTATTAGTAGAGATGTAGTATTCTCTGACAATAAAACATCTTGGACTAATAATCCAATGGGAATATCTGCAATACTTATTCCTCCACCTTGTGCTAAAAAAATTGGTGGTAGAGGAGTTGTTGATAAAGTAATTGTTGCAGATCCTGGAAATGGATATTTGCCACCATTAGAACAGGGTCCTGGATATCCAGTGACTCTTGTTTTGGATGAGGTAATTGTGGAGAACCCCGGAATTAACTACCGATGTGGTGAAGACCAACTTCAAATAATTCCAAATAATGGAGCTGAACTTTCGTATGATTGTGATGCATTTGGAAAAATTAAATCGGTGAAAGTTTTAAATCCTGGTGTTGGATTTAATGTTTACCCAGAAATATCAATGCCATCATTAACTGGCATTAATGCTTCGTTTAGACCAGTATTCCGTGTTGTGAGAGATCCTTTACTTCCCCCAGAAAAACTTGTGCAAGTTACAGACCTTGTTGGTCTTAAGCAAACTGGTTACGTTGACGGAAGAGCATATTATGGTGCTGTTTACTATGATGAGGGTATTCCATTTGCGGGATACTATAAGACTGCTGGACCCCAAACAAGAGTCTATGCAACTCTTCAGGAGAGCATCACTGCTCAGGTCACTACTCCTCCAAGTGCTATTCAAAGGTCTGGCACTGATGTTCGTAGTAATGACCCAAGACTTAATATTCCAGGAACTCCCGAATCTACAAGCGAGCAATGACAAAGTTATTAAATAGTATGATATTGAATATTCAATACTAATGGCAACTGCTCATAATAGTAATAATACAAAACTTGGATCTAAACCTAAGGCGGGTAGGGAAGAACTTCTTGCAGATAATATTTCTAAAAATAATACTGCAAAACAAAATTACACTGCACTGACTTACGGTAATGACCATGGGGCATTGCAATTTGGATATATTCATAAGCAAGGTGATGTAACCGCCGATGTGATGCTTCAAGCATCTGATGCAAGACATGCTGTTGTTCTTGATAAAGATGGTCCAAGAAAAGGGAGCACGCAAATTACAGCTCCTGGTCGCATATCAATAGAATCTGGTGTTGACAAGAGTGAAGCAGAGGATACTCTATTCATTCACTCTTGGAACGGAAATATAACTATTGTTGCATCAAATGGGAAACTTAGACTTCAGGGAACCGATGTTGAGATAGTTGCCATCGGTGAAGGTGGGTCTAAGGGAAACGTTAGAATTAATGCAAGTGAAAATATTTCACTTGATTCTAAAAAGTTTTTAGTCAATGCTTCATCTTTATATAAGTTAGCAACACCTGGAACTGCTGAAATTGTGGCAAATTCTGTTATGAAAATGTATGCACCACTGATTCGTGGAGTAAGTGATGCTGTATGTAATAAAGATTCAAAGACTGGTGGAAGAACCATTCAAAAACAAAACACGAAATAGGAGAGAAGATTATGGCATTTTTAATGGATGATAATGCAATTGGTGGGCAAATGATGGTTGGTGCTGGAGTACCAAAAGCACTTGGAGTTGGGAAAAATAAAATTAATGGTTCTGCTTTTGTTGAGGGTCCTCTTCAGGCAGGAGAAGCGGGAGCACATAATACAACAAAAGCAACTTTGATGTTGGGTCCTCTTACAAATCCTGATGCAAAATCAAATCCACTTTATTCTCTATGGTCAAGATTATATTCAAGATTTCAAAGTTTTGTAAGAGTTGATTTACTTTTAAAATCAACATATATTGAAGCAAAGGTTGTGAGAACTACAGTTCTTCAAGCTGCTATTAAAAACTTTGTAATTCCTCATCCAACCAAACAAGGAAAGCAATTAGTTCATACTTGTTTAGAAGGACCCGAAAATGGTGTTTACGTTCGCGGAAGGTTGTTGAATAAGACTGAGATTGAACTTCCCGAATATTGGACAAATTTGGTAGACGAAAGTACAATTACAGTATCTTTAACTCCAATTGGAGCTCATCAAGATATTATCGTAAAAAGAATTGGAGATAATAAAGTTTATCTTCAGGCAAAACCAGGAATTCCTGTGAATTGTTTTTATCATATTTTTGGAACAAGAAAAGACGTACCTCAGTTAGTAACGGAGATTGATTCGTAATGGCATTTACCTTTAGAAGATATGGTACCTTTACCGGTCCTGGAGTTGGTATTGAGTATAGAGATAATGATGATTTTTCATTAGATCCTTTTGATGGATACTTTAATCTCAACGATGTCTCTATGGTTTTGGTGAACACCGTAGAGTCTCCATCAGATTATGTTTACATGCACTTGAATGGTAGTAGCACTGCTACAGTTACATTGGAAAGAAACAGTGGTCCAATTCCAACCTTTAATGTAGAGGCCGATCAAACTAATTTTAGCAGGGATGTTTACATTGGTAGGAATTTAGAAGTTAATGGCAACATTACTGGAACAACAATTACAGATATCTATAGTCAAATTTCTAGTAAAAAATCATTCGATATTCCACATCCAACAAAACAAAATTATAGATTGAGATACATTTGTCTTGAGGGACCCGATGCAGAAGTATATTTGCGAGGAAAATTAGTAGAAAGCAACGTTATTGAACTTCCAGAATATTGGAAAAATCTTGTTGATGCAGAAACGATTGGTGTTACTCTAACTTCTATTGGTGTCTATCAGGAACTTTTTGTCGAAAAAATTGAGTGGGGTCAAAGAATTATTATTAAGAATAATTTGGGAGGTCCAATTAATTGTTCTTATGTTGTTTATGGAGAAAGAAAGGATGTGAGTAAAAACATTCCAGAGTATCTTGGTTCTACCCCGAATGATTATCCTGGAGATAATAGAGAATATGTTATCAATGGAGAAAGGGGTTGACACTGACCCTTGACCGTGCTATGATACTTGGGTAATCAACGGACGACCGAATGCAAGACGAGTACCTCTCACGCTGCGTTGTGGACCCTATCAAGCGTACAGTGTATCTGTATTCTAGTGAAGGATCAGAAAAGCAAGTGACCTGTGATACGGTAGAAGAATTTAT